CTGTTACAAATATGATAGCGTTATCTTTCGCCGTGATTTTCGCCTTAGAGTTCCCCCTTAAAATGAGAGAGGAAACACTAAAATCGCCGTAATTCAGCTCAACATTAGAATAGCCGAAAAACGCCATTTTAGACATTGTTTCAACTTTTCCCAAAGCATCTAAGAATAATCCGTATTGCTCTGTTTCTCCTCTGAAATAATGGAGCATTTTCTCGCTTGGAAAATTGTTTTTTAACGCCCAATCATCACCCTTGAAAAACATTCTACATAATGTCTCCAAAGTAGGATAGCATTTCATTTCATTATACCACTCTTCGCATAGCCCTTGCTTTTTAGCTTGTTGTATGATGTCTTGTAGTTTCATATTTCGTTTTTTTAAATAAAATTTCATTTTATGAAATAATTTCGTACATTTGTCTTATGGTTATTATTTCAAAAGCCCCACTAAAGAGGTATCTAAATGACCGACCTGACCATAGAGCATAGAGGTTTGGCGTTGGTATCTCGTTGTAAAAGATGCTGATTGGTCTAATTTCGCAGAAATGAAGCAGTCTTTTAATAGTGTAGACAGTGTAGGCAATGGTCTATTTGTCTTTAATATAAAGGGCAACCATTGTCGTATTGTTGCTAGGGTTATTTTTGGAGCAAGAACCGTATTTGTAAAATTTGTGGGTACACACGCTGAATATGACAAACTAAACTTTAAAAAGTTATGAAAATAAACACTAAAAAAGACTATCAACGCTACTTGCAAGAGGTAGACGAATTGATGAAAAAAGGAGAGGAACTTCTGACTTCTACAGAACTTAACCGTATTAGTGTTTTGTCTTCTGCTTTGGAGGAGTACGAAGATGCTTTTTATCCCATTGCACAACCTAAAACTCTTCCCGAAATGGTAGAGCTTAGATTGTTTGAGAAAAAGATGTCTCAAACCGATTTTGCAAAAGTTTCTGGAATAAGCCTTTCCAAAGTGAACCAAATTATAAAGGGAAATCGTAAGGTAGATATTCCTTTTGCTAAAGCGGTTTACCAAGTATTGGATATTCCTGCTGATTTTGTACTGTCTCATTCTTAATATCATAATCCTAGTCCTCTAGTGTCGTTAGATTTTATTTTTGCGTTCATTTCTGCGAGGTCTTTTCTCATTTGATAAAGGTTTCGGGTGTTTTCCTCTATTTTCATTAGGTTAAGTAGCGAAGATTTCGCAATGTCTAACCCAAAGCCTTGATTTTTCTGTATTTCTGCAACGTGAATACGGATTGCATTAAATTGCCCTGCGAGTATCCCTGCGGTTTCCTCACTCATTCCCCTCATTGCTCCCGCCAAGGAGTCCGGGTCTTCAAGTTCTTGGAATCCCTCATAAACATTCGACATCCCTTCCAAAAATTTCCGCCCATTCTCAGATATGGATTGCCACATACTTTTAAGGCTTTCTATCTCCCAATCCTGAAACCCATCAAAACTTCCATTGCCTTTTTCATCAAACCCGGCGTAACTCCTTGCCTTTTCATAAAATCCCTTCATCTGATCTTGAAGAAACAAATCCAACTGATGCCTCGCTATCCCCCTCAACATATTGTTGAACGCCTTATCCAAATCTTTCAAACCATCCTTCCCCCGCAAAAAAGAATCCTCCAACACATCTCCAATTTTGGCAGCCATTTCGGGAATATCGGTTTGAAGAACATCCTTTATAATGCTTTCTTCAAGGTCTTTAATCGCTCGTTCTGTCGCCTTATACTGGGCGTTGTACTCGTCAATCTTTCCCTGGTCTTTTTTCTTTTTCTGACTTTCCGCATTCTTAGCGTTTTGTATCGCCTGCTGCTGTTGCCTCAAGTTTTGGATTAGCTCCCGCTGCCCCTTTTGCTTTTGAGATCCGAAAGCCTTATCAAGAGCGTGTGATAACTCATCATACGCGTCTTTTAGCTTTCTTATGGCTTGTTCTTGGCGCCTTACCTCCCTTTCTCTTCTCTTATCGCCGTTTAGAGCTTTAAAAATGGAACCTATCAACTTCAATCCCGCACTTATCATTCCAGCGATATTTCCAGACGAAATACTTTTTGCTAAATCAAAAGCCGCATTACCGACCGCTGTAATATCCTCGATAGCATCTTTTGTAGCATCGTCCATTCCGCCAAAAGCATCTGCTAATTCTGTTACTCCTTGTATGGTAGCGTTGAATATATCCTGTCCTTTTTGCAACTGTGCATTAAGCAACTGCTTAGCTTTTATGGCTTCTTGTTCGGCATCGGTCATCTTCCTGTAAGCCTCTTGGGCTTGAGGGCTATTTTTACCGAACTTATCAACAGTAGCATTATATTCGTCTTGGGCGGTTTTTGCATCTTTATTGGCTTGTACATAGCCTTTAACTCCAGATATAATGCCTGTAAACGGATTATTTCCTGCCTTTGCTCTTAGCTTATTCAAGGTGTCGTTAAGCTCCCTTAACTCCGTAGGCTCTAGGTTCTGCTCTTTGGCTCTTTTAAAGTCTTCAAAGTTCTTGATAACCCTTTCAATGGTACTTTGACTCATATACTCCAAATCAGAGAAAGCCAACGCCCAATCGCCAGATTCTTTAAAAGCGTCCATATCTAATTTGGACTGCTCTTTCTTATAATGCTTGTCTATCTTTTTCTGCTCTTCTGGAGTGGCATTTTTGTATCTTTCTGTGGCTTTGAGGGCTGTGTATTCTTTTTGTAACTCAAGGCTTTTTTCTTCGTATGTTTTTTGTTGCTCCAAAAGGTCTCTGTAAAACTTATCGTAGTCCTTTTGGGCTTCCTTTAAAGCCGAAGCATAGGCTTTGTTTCTCTCTAAATTATCTTCTTCTGTTCCGCCTAGTTGTAAACTTTTGGCTTTTTTAAGTTTATCTATAAGCTCAGCCCCTTTATATTTTTCTTTAAGTTCTGAAATTCTATCATTAACGCCTTGCATAAAGGTTTCTGTACCATTAGCGTTTTTCAATTCATTTTCAATGAAGATTAAATCTATAGTAGTTTGTTCTGTCGCTTTTTGAGCTTCTATTAGCCCTAGATAAGCCTTTCTTTTTTCTTCTAAGACTTGGACATAAGATTTGTCCTTTAGGTCAGGAAATAGATTATTTACCGTATCCTCATTGATGAGTTCGGGTCTATTCATTCCTATTTGTAAATACTTATCCCTAAGATTGATTCTTCTTTTGAGTTCTGCTAGTTCTTCTTCTGTGGATTTTATCCTAAACTCTTCCTCAATTTTAGCTTTAGCTTCATTAAGGACTTTGAGTTCCTCTAGTGCTTTATCCTTAGAAACCACCTGCCCTGTTTCATACTCTTTTCCATACTTGTCTTTCCCTCTTACCTTAACTTGATAATTTCCGTCTTTGTCTTTAGTGGCTCTTTCTAAAGCATTATTCCAAAGGGAAATACGCTCTTCTAAATCCTTTATTGAGTTCTTAGAATAAACCTCTGCTAAGGCTTTTTGGTGTGCTTTGGCTTTTTTCTTGGTTTCGTTTGCCGTATTGGATAAACTCGTTTGTTGTTTTTTAGCTTCTTCTTCCTCTCTTTTTTGCCTATCAGCATTGTATTTGGCAGAAATTCTTTCTTGTTCTTCCGCCATATCTGCAAATACTTGAGTTTGTTTTTCTGTTTCTTTTTGATACTCCTTTAGGCGTTTATTTACATCAACGAATTGACTAGCCAAAGCCTTTTTATTATCCTCTCCTCTGAATGTTACAATGTTACTTTTTCCAAACTCATCTCTGCCATAGTTTACAGTTTCATCTTTCCAACCTTCTTTTTTACCCTTTCTGTATTTTTTTAGAATTTCTTCTTTCTTGTTGATGAGTTCTGCTTCCCCTTCTAATCTCTCTTTTTCTATTTCTTCTATTTTGGAACGAATAGCCCTTGCTTTAGCAGATGCTATGATAGCCTCACGAAGAGAATTGTATGCATTAGCAGCTTTACCTGCCATAATGATTTCAGCAGATAAGTTTCCAAAATCAGAAGGATATTCATTTTGAAGTCTTTTTGTAGCAGCTAATCTTTCCTCCCTTGATTTTTTATCATCTGTTGCAACTTTATATAATTTCCCAAGTGTAGAAATTTCTTCAGTACCCTTTTGGTCTATCTCGGATAAAGTCTCGCTTAACTCTTTATTTATCTCATCGTATTCATTAGTTATGCCGATTAGTTTTTTTATTTCATCTCCATAGGTTACATAAGTAGTAGCTAAAAGACCTATTAGAGCTATAATAGCACCTATTGGGTTAGCTGATGTAGTAAGATTAAACAAGGCTTGTGCATCTTTTGCCGTTCTGATTGATTTGGCTAACGATAGCCAATTTGATATAGCCTGTTGGGCAATTTGTGCTTTTTGTAATACAGAGGTTACAATTAACGCCGCACGATACGAGCCATAAGTCGCCACTAAAATGGTTAAAACATCTATAACATCTTCGTAATGCTCCACCAAATAGGTTGCTCCTTCAATACCGCTATACAGAATGCCCTCATTACCTTCGCCAATCTTATTGAGCATTCGTTCAAAAGCATCTTCTAAATTTGATACCTGCCCAGATAAAACCTTAGATTGCTCCTCCATTATATTAAAGAATAACCCTCCTTCATCGGTCATATTTTTGATAACGGCTTGTACTTCTGGAAAACCTATTTTTCCTGCAGAAACCATATCTTTAATCTCTGCTTCGCTTTTACCTAACACTTTACCTAATTCGGAAAGAATAGGGATACCTGCATTCATAAACTGATACAGGTCATTAGTCATGATTTTGCCTTGTGCCTTTACTTGCCCATACACATGAATAAGTTGCCCCATAGGGACACCAAGACCCGCAGCAATATTCCCCATTCTTGTAAGGGTTTCTGTTACCTGTTCGGCAGGAACTTGAAATGCTAATAACCTTTTTGCCCCCTCTGTAACATCGTTAAGACCGAAAGGCGTTTTGGCGGCTAAATCCACCATTTGCCCCATTAACTCATTAGCCTTTTCCTTGCTTTTGAGCATTGTGGAAAAGGCAATTTCTGCCTTTTGGAACTCGCCTCTAACATTTATTAGTTGGCGAGTAAAGCCCATTAACGCTTGTCCAGAAAAATAACCCGCAATACCAATAGATAAATTTTTAAACGAAGTATCCATTTGGCGAGTTTGTTCCTGCGTTTTTTGATTAAGACCTAAAATATCTGCTTGTATCTCCCTTAGGTCTTTACGCCATTGGGTCATATCTATTGCTGCTCCAAAAAATAATCCTCCGTTATTGGTATTCATTGTAAGTTATCAGTTTACTTACAAATTTACTTTAAGTAGGGGAGGGTTAAAATAGCAAAATCAGTATGTTATGCAGAAAAATTAAGTTTTTGATTTTAAAACACGCTTTTAAAATCAAAGCGGAGGTGTTTTAGTGTAATTTACTTTTTATATCTTTGCGACATAACTAATTTAAAATTTAAAACTATGAAAAAAGTGTTATTATTTTTTGCCTTGTCCTTGGCAACATTAGGAACTTTTACATCTTGCTCAAGAGATGATGATAGTACAACGGTAGCAGATAATTATTCAATAACTCCGACAGAAGTATCTATCAAATATGACCAAACGCACAAATTTACAATTAAAAATAACGGAAGTGAGGTTTCTGGAAGTTCTTTCTCTTGGAAGTCATCAGATGAAAAAAGAGGCACGGTAGATGCTAATGGTCTCTTAACAGCTAAAAAAGTAGGAACATTTGATGTTACTGCTACCAAGAATGGGAAAACATTAACTTCTAAAGTTACTATTACACCTTATCAAACATTTTTCACAGAGCCTTTAATGTTTTTTGGAAAAACAAAAGCAGATGTTAAGGCATCTGAAACTAGAAAGTTAGTTAGGGAAACAGCTACTGCTTTAGCCTATGAAGGAGAAAATGGTTCGGTTAATAGAATAGGTTATATATTTGATAATAATGGCAATATGACATCTGCAATAGTAACATTCCCTACTAGTTCTAGCTCGACTGATAGGGTTGCTACTTTTTATAAAGAAAGGTATAATGTTGTTACCGCTGATTCAGATATAATTTATATGAGTCATTTAGATGAACCTATAGTTATGGGTATGGGATATAACTCCACTCTTGGATTTCACATAATATACACTAAAAAATAACTACTATAAACTATATTTAGCAATAGTTCGCAACCTCAAAAACAAACCCATTGATAAACAATGGGTTTTGTGTTTTTGTAGGGTGAGGAA